ACTTTAATAACATCAACATATTCGTTTCCTAACAATCACGATATGTTGTTTATAATAGCTCAATTACCGGTAGGTACTTCGGGAACATCTGGTACTAATGGAACAACAGGTACTGGTGGAAGTAGTGGAACTTCAGGTATTAATGGTACAAATGGTAGTAATGGAACTTCTGGAACAAGCGGAGTGACAGGAACTAATGGTTCTTCTGGTTCAAGCGGTATTAATGGTACGGCAGGAAGTGGAGGAACGTCTGGAACAAGTGGAATTGATGGTACTGCTGGAAGTGGTGGAACGTCTGGAACAAGCGGTTTAACTGGTACATCTGGTACAAGTGGTGTTGGTACAGATGGTACTTCAGGTACTTCAGGCCAAACTGCATTAGCATTCCCTTATACTGGTTCAGCACAAATAACAGGCTCATTATCAATAACTGGAAGTTTGACAATATTAAGTGGGTCATTTAGTTCATCAGTAGTTACTAACTTAGGTGATGTATATACGGATGTAGCTGAAGCTAGAAAGATAGTGACTTTAACATCAGCTTCTTACGCAGCATTATCACCAAAAGACCCTAACACATTATATGTAGTAAGTGGAAGTAGTGCTGTATTAGCATCACAATTCCCTTATACAGGTTCAGCTATCATATCAGGTTCTATAATAGTAACTGGTTCAGCACAAGGTAATGTGGTATCAGCTAGTATAGCATCATCAACAGCATCAATAGATGCTAATGCTGGAAACTTCTTTACTTGTTTAGTAACGGCTAGTACATTCTTTAATGTAACTAATATTACAGCAGGTGAGACTGTTAGTATCCTATTAACAACTGTACAGGGTAATGGTAACGCTGCATTACCAACTGCATCATTTAGTACAAACGTATTACAACCTTCGGGAAGTAGATACACACCATCATCTGGTAGTGGAGCTAAAGATGTATTATCATTAGTAGCATTTGATGGAACAAACGCTATGTTAGTAGCAGCTAAAAAGTTTATATAATATGGCAATATTCTCACCAACGGCATTTTATTTCGGACAACCAGTAGCAGCAGCTGCTGGTGGATTCGCTATAAGAAGTGATACATACGCAAGTTCAGTAACAGTAGCATTACCTGGTACTGCATTTGGTACTACATTTGGACAAACTGATTTTAGAAGTGATATAAGTGGATACATAAATGGAGGTACATCATTAACAAATGCACAAATGCCATTAACTGGTAGTGGACAAACTACATCATCTACTACAAACTTTAGTGGAGTTTATTCTACATCAATGAGTAGACCAACTGGAACTAATATGGGATGTGTACCAGGTACAGCAACAAACGTAAACTTTGGAAGTGGTGACTTTACAATAGAAGCTTTTATAAATCCTATATCAGGAACAACTGATAATTGGGTTTCATTTGGATATAATACTGGATGGGGATTCTTTGGATGGAGTGGTGCTGGATATTACAGATGGGTAGCTCAAAACTCATCAGCAGGTGAAGCTTTAAGAGATTATACTTTTGCACATACAAATGGTACATGGGTTCATATATTCTTTGCTAGAAGTGGAACAACTTGGTATGGTGGGGTTAGTGGAACAATTAGAGCAAACTTCACTTTATCAGGAGCAACAGGAACATCAGTTGGTACACAATTTTGTGGATGGCAAGGGGCAACAGTAAGACCAAGTCTATTCCAAGACTTTAGAATAACAAAAGGTGTGGCTAGATATACAGGTGCAGTAAATGCATCTTATACAATTCCTTCATCAATAGTAACAACAGCTTAAAAATAAAATTATGGCAATAGGAACATACGCAGCAATAGATGAAAATAGTATAGTATTTGACATTGTAGAAATGGATATACTAGATGATATTCCAGCTCCATATGATAACGCAACATATATTAGAGTAGGAGAACCAACACCAACGCCTGTACCTACAATAGGTCAAATGTGGGATGGTAATAATAATACATTTATATAATGGGACAAGAAGGATTACAATCATATTTAGGAAACGCAACAAACACATTATATTTGGGCAATAATCCTATTGTCTTAAATCCATTTAGTGATGCAGCACCAACTCCATCGTATGTAACTGATGGATTAATTATCTATATGGATAGTACTGAAGCAGCATCATATCCTGGTAGTGGAACAGCAATATACAATTTAGTACCGGGTCAACCATACACTGGTAGTTTAGAGAATGGTGTAACATATAGTAGTGGTTATTTGAATACTGCTAAAGCTAGTTCACAATACATACAAATAAATGCACCAAACTATACATCACAAACTAATACCGTAATGGGTGCTACACGATATACATCAGGTACATCTAATGGTAGAATGATGTCTTCTAATGTGAATAACTGGTTATTAGGTCATTGGGGTAACTCAACTATTAATTACTATGCAGAAGGAACGGTATATGGTGTAGCTGGAGGACCTAATGATACAAGCTGGAGAATATACACAGGTAGAGGAAATCTTTCTACTGATACATGGGCGTTGTATGTAAATGCTTCTTTGATAGCAGAAAATACAAATGGTACAGCAGGACCTAATGGATTAGTAGTTGGTAGAGCCGGAAATGGGTCTGAATATTCTGATGGACAATTCTGCTTTATTATGCTATACAACAAAGTATTAAGTGATGCAGAGATATTACAAAACTACAACGCATTGAAATCAAAAGTAGGATTAACATAAAAAAAATAACTACAAAAGCAAAACAAATTGTTAAATAAATAAAATAGATTAAATATGAATCCAAAACACGTATTAAGTAAAATAATGACTATGCTTTCATTAGAGAAAGAAGAAGTCCTATTCACATATGCTAGGTTAGCTGATGGTACAATTTTAGAATCTCCTACATTTGATGTGGGTGAATCAGTAGAAGTTGTAACTGAAGATGGAAAATCTCCAGCACCTAACGGAGAGCATGAAATCATTCTTAAAGATACTGAAGGTAATGAGGTAAGAATCAAAATCTTTGTAACTGATGGAAAGATAACTGAAAGAGAAAATGTTGAATTAGAAGAAGAAGTGGAAATTGAAGTAGAGAAATCTGATGAAGTTGAAATGGAATCTATCGCTGGTGAAGACATTGGTGGTGAAGCATCTGGAAATGAAGCAACTGAAGAAGCAGAACCATTGACTGAAGATATGGGTAAGGTAATGGAAAAATTACAATATCGTATTGAGGAGATGGAAAAGAAAATGCAGAAGATGGAAGAAATGTTTCCAAAACCAAATGAGGAAGAGATTTCAGATGTTAGTAAAGCAGAGACAGTTTCTATGGCAACTGTTAAAAATGAACTTCCAAAATTAGATGGAGCTCCTATTGAAGAAGCACCAAAAGTAAAAGGAAATTTCGGTAAGAAATCAGTATCAGCTCAGGGTACATTCTTATCTAAACTATATAACTAAAATAAAAATTAAAATGAGAAAACAACAAAACTTTGCTCAACCAGCTGTTACTACAACTTATGCTGGTGAGTTCGCCGGAAAATATATCTCGGCCGCTTTACTCTCAGCTACAACTTTGGACAACAAAAACATCACAATCATGCCGAACGTGAAGTTTAAATCAGTTATCCAAAAGATTGCAGTAGATAGTATCGTAAATGATGCATCTTGTAACTTCGTAACTTCAGGTACTGTAGCTCTTTCAGAGAGAATCTTAGAACCTAAAGAATTACAGGTTAACTTAGAATTATGTAAGCAAGAATTCGTAGATTCTTGGGAGGCTTTACAATTGGGCTATAGCGCATTTGATGAGATTCCAAAGGATTTCAATGATTACCTTATCTCTTATGTAGGTGGTAAAGTAGCACAGGCAACTGAACAATCTATTTGGCAAGGTGTTGGTGCAACTAACGGACAATTCGCAGGATTAGTTCCAGCGTTATCCGCATCAGCAGCAGCAGGTGGAACAGGAGCAGTAGTTAAATCAGCACAATCTGGTTCAGTTACTTCAGCAAACGTTATCACTAAATTAAATGGTTTAGTAGATGCTATCCCTGATACTGTTTATGGAAAAGAAGATTTAGTTATCTACGCTCCAACAGGTGTTATCAAAGCATACCAAACTGCATTAGGTGGTGGTTCAACTGGAGCTAATGGTTATAACAACCAATTAACTGTTGGACAAAAACCATATGACTTTAATGGTATCGAAATCGTATTATCGCCAGGTATGCCAGCTAACTACTTAATTGCAGCACAAAAATCTAACTTATACTTTGGTACAGGTTTGATGAGTGACTACAATGAAGTTAGAGTTTTAGACATGGCTAACATTGACGGAAGTGCGAATTACAGAATTGTAATGCGTTACACCGCAGGTACACAATTCGGTATCGGTGAGGACATTGTTATTGCAATCCCTAACTAATAAAGTAAAAAGTGAAAGGGTGAAACTCCCTTTCAAATTAACATTTAAATAAAAACTATTATGGCTTGTAATTTATCAGCGGGAAGACAGGAAGTATGTAAAGAAAGTATCGGTGGCTTGGCTGGCGTTTACTTCTTAAACTATACAACCGGTTCTTTCACTAAAAACGCAAACGGAGAAGTTACTGCATATCCATCAGGAAGTACTGTGTACTACTATGAATTGAAGGGTAACTCAAGCTATACTGAAACTGTTAATTCATCTCGTGACAATGGTACAACTTTCTTCTCTCAAGAATTAACTCTTAACTTGAAGAAATTGACTAACGAAATGACAACTCAATTGAAGTTGATGGCATATGGTAGACCTCAAGTCGCTGTAGCTACAATGAACGGAGATACTTTATTAGTTGGAGAAAACGAAGGAGCAGATGTAACTGCTGGAACTATTCAAGCTGGTGCAGCTATGGGAGACCTATATGGTTATTCTGTAACGTTAACTGGACAAGAGAAGTTACCTGCAGCATTCATTTCAGGTTCTACATTCAATAGTCCTTTTGGGGCATTGACTGTTAAACCAACTATTGTTTACGGAGCTAATAACTAATCAGTATAGATAAAACATTAAAAGGGAGATAACTTCTCCCTTTTTTTATGCCCAATCACTACTTTGTTAGT